ACGTTCTGCCCATCTGGACTACAAGATTTAAACAAAAGAATGACTCTTGGTTTCCTACACAAGGCAATCAAGACACTCAATCAACTAAGAATGATTGAAGATTCAATTGTTATTTACAGATTGTCCCGTGCTCCTGAGCGTAGAATTTTCTACATTGATGTTGGTAATCTACCTAAGGTAAAAGCGGAACAATATCTTCGTGATGTTATGAGTCGCTATCGTAACAAGCTAGTGTATGACGCAAACACTGGTGAGATGCGTGATGACAAAAAGCATATGAGTATGCTTGAGGACTTCTGGTTACCTCGTAGAGAAGGTGGTAGAGGAACTGAAATCACAACTTTACCAGGTGGTCAAAACTTAGGTGAGTTAAAGGATGTTGAGTATTTCAAAAAGAAATTATACAACAGTTTGAACTTACCTCCTTCTCGTCTTACAGACGATAACAAAGGATTTAATCTAGGTAAGACAACAGAGGTTCTCCGTGACGAACTTAAGTTTACTAAGTTCATTGGTCGTCTCCGCAAGAGATTCAGTGAACTATTCCACGATATTCTTAAGACTCAACTCATCCTGAAAGGAGTTATTTCTCCTGAAGACTGGGATGATATGAAAGAGCATATCCAGTATGACTATCTGTTCGATAATCATTTCAATGAATTAAAGAACATTGAAATGTTGAACCAGAGAATGATGACTGTCACACAGATGGATCCATTTGTAGGAAAGTATTTCTCTGTAGAACACATCCGCCGTGAAGTACTTCTTCAGACAGACACTGACTTTAAAGAGATTGATAAGCAGATGAAGAAGGAGATCGCGTCAGGTCTTGCAATCGATCCTGCAGATATGAATGCTATGGATCAAATGACAGCAGCAAATCAAGCTCTTGCTCCTGAAATTCAGGATGCTCAAGCGCAAGATGCTGCCGAAAGAGATGCAGAAGCACAAGATGCAGCGATGGATAGGGAGATTAAAAAGGCAAAAGCAATGCCTAAACCTTCCGCAAATACTAAATAAAATATATTGACTCAAATATTATGTCAGACAAAACTGAAAATCAAGTTGTAGCGGAACCATCATTAGACGTTGTTGATAAAATCAGCAACAATGATAGAGCGGCTGCAATCGATACAATCAAAGATATGTTATTTGCTAAGGCATCAGATGCCATGGCAGATTACAAGAAGGTTGTAGCGAATACATACTTTGATGAACCCTCAGAAACCGAAACGGAAGTAACCGATGAAACTGATAACGGAACAGATTGAAAACGTTAAACTCCTCACAGAGGAAAAAGACGGTAAGAAACTCCTTTACATTGAAGGTGTTTTTCTTCAATCAGAACTAAAAAATCGTAACGGTCGTATGTACCCATTCGATGTTCTTAACCGAGAGGTTGAGAGATACAACGAAGAGTATGTAAAATCGAAACGTGCTTTAGGTGAACTCGGTCATCCTGATGGTCCTACTATCAACCTTGATAGAGTGTCACATCGTATCGTTGAACTCCGCGCCGAAGGGACTAATTTCATGGGCAAGGCACAGATCCTTGATACACCCATGGGTAAAATTGCTAAGTCTCTTTTAGGTGAAGGTGTTCAATTAGGAGTTTCATCTAGAGGTATGGGAAGCATCGATAAGCGTGAAGATTGCGCTGTTGTTGCAGACGACTTTATGTTAACAACTGCAGCAGATATTGTTGCAGATCCTTCAGCACCAGACGCATTTGTCAATGGTATCATGGAAGGAAAAGAATGGGTATGGGACAACGGAATTCTCAAAGAGCGTGAAGTTGCTAAATATCAACGATACATGGATACGGCATCACGCCGCGACATGGAACAGAAGACCCTCAAAGTGTTTGAGGATTTTCTTTCAAATCTTTGATTCTATAAATACTCTTAGATAATTATTATTACGGAAAATTACGAGGTAAACTCAAATGTCAGATATGCTAAACGAAAAGTTTGAGGAGTTCGTTACCCAGCACAAGGTGATCGTAGAGAACGCGGCTGATCCAATGCCTACCGTTTCTGCTAACGTTATTCCTGGCACTGGTAGTGAGCCTTCTCAGGTCTCTGACGCACAGACTAGTTCTGGTAGCGGCAAAGATCCTCAACCAACGGTTTCTCCTAGCGCAGCACCTGCTGGTCAGTCAGTGACTGATCTTGGTGGTACGTCTACGACACCTAATGAGAACGATGATGATGGTGAAGATAATCCTGGTGCTAAAGCATCTGCTCCTGTATCCCAAGATGGCAGCGTAACCTCAACCGCTGGCAAACCTGGTAAGGATCCTATGCCTAGCGTTGGTGCTGAAGTTGCATACGCAACTAGCACTGGTTCTCAGGTTACTTATCCTATCAAACCTTCGTTTGAAGACCTTGACGTTTCCGCTGACGTTAGTGCCCTAGTAGAGGGTACAGAACTCTCTGAAGAATTCGCTGAGAAAGCAAAGACCATCTTTGAAGGTGCAGTCAAAGCGAAAATCTCTGCAGAGTATGACAAGCTTGTAGAACACTTTGCCAAACAACATGAAGAGAAGTTAGAGGAATCTAAGAAAGAACTCTCTGAAGAAGTTAATGGCACAGTAACCTACGCCATCGGTCAATGGATGGAGCAAAATCAAGTTGCTGTTGACCGTGGAATCAGAAATGAGATCACTACAGACTTCATTGCAGGTCTGAAAGGTCTCTTTGAAGAACACTATATCGCTATCCCCGACGAGAAGGTCGATGTGGTAGAGGGTATGGCTGAATCAATTCGTGAGATGGAAGAGCGCCTTGACGAACAGGTCAAAGCTAATGTGAAACTACAAAATAAACTTAATGAGTCTGCCAAACTCAATATTCTGTCCACTGTGTCAGAAGGACTAGCAGATACTCAGAAAGAAAAACTCGCAGCACTTGCTGAGGGTCTAGAGTTCGTTTCTGAAGAAGCATTCTCCAAGAAGGTTACTACCATCAAGGAAGCATACTTCAAAGAAACAGCTGCACCTCAAAGCGAGGTTGCTGATGAAACTCCAGTTGAAGGAGTAAGCGACGAGGTAACACCAGCAATGGCACAATACCTTAACGCCCTCAATCGCTGGCAATCATAATTAATTTTTATCCCAATTTTTTCTAAAGAGCAAAAAAATGTTTAATTCAAAAGCTCTAACAGAAAAGTGGTCTCCTGTTCTAAGTCACGAAGGTGCTGGCACCATTAAGGACAACTATAGAAAGGCTGTAACCGCTGTTCTGTTGGAAAACACAGAATCACAACTACGCGAAGAGCGTGGTATGATTAACGAAGCATCTAACACTTCTGGTGCTATCGGTACAAACGCACTATCTGGTAGTGGCTTAGACACTAAGACTGGTGGACTAGCAGGTTTCGACCCTGTGATGATTAGTCTCATCCGTCGTGCTATGCCTAACTTGGTAGCATACGACATTTGTGGCGTTCAACCAATGAGTGGTCCTACTGGACTAATCTTTGCGATGAAGTCACACTATCAGCAGAACGGTTCAGCTCTACGTGCTGGAAACGAGGCACTATACAACGAGCCTGACACTAACTTCTCTGGTAACACTCAAGGTCCTGCAGCATACAACGATCCTGTATCTCCTCTTGGAGACGGTGGAGCAACTGATGCTAACCCAGGTCTACTTAACGACGCTACTGGTGGTGGTACAACTGCTGGTAACTACGAGCGTCAAGCTGGTAACATTGCAAGAGAAGACGCAGAAGCACTAGGATCGGGTTCTACCCTATTCAACGAAATGAGCTTCAGCATCGAGAAGACTGCTGTTACTGCTAAAACCAGAGCTCTAAAAGCTGAGTACACATTAGAACTTGCACAGGACTTGAAAGCAATTCACGGTCTTGATGCAGAGCAGGAACTTGCTAACTTACTTTCTAGTGAGATCCTTGCTGAAATCAACCGTGAGGTTGTTAGAACTGTGTATACAGTTGCTAAATCTGGTGCTCAGAACAACGTTGCTAACGCTGGTGTCTTTGACCTAGACGTTGACAGTAATGGTAGATGGTCTGTTGAGAAATTCAAGGGACTTATGTTCCAGATCGAGAGAGATGCTAACGCTATCGCGCAGCAAACTCGTAGAGGAAAGGGCAACTTCATCATCACTTCTGCTGATGTAGCTTCTGCTCTTGCTATGAGTGGTACTCTTGACTACTCTTCTGGTCTTCAAGGTGCTGGTGGTCCTTCCATTGGTGAAGTTGATGACACAGGAAACCTACTTGTAGGTACAATGAACGGAAGAATCAAGGTCTTCGTTGATCCTTATTCTGCTAACGTTTCTAACACACACTACTATGTTGTTGGATACAAGGGTTCTTCTCCTTATGACAGTGGACTGTTCTACTGCCCATACGTTCCCCTACAAATGCTCAGAAGCATTGACCCATCTACCTTCCAGCCCAAGATTGGCTTCAAGACTAGATACGGTATGGTCGCTAACCCATTCGTTGTACAGAGCAATGGCACACCTGATGCTGAAGCACTTACAGCTAACCGCAACCAGTATTACAGAAGAGTTAGAGTTGCTAACCTCACCTGATACAGGTTCACATTTATCAAGACCTCCTTCGGGGGGTCTTTTTTTATGCGACTAAATAGTAAAAACCAATTCCCTTATTATGAACGGTAGACTTGACAAGGTTAACATGACTGCTTATATCATGAAAATGAAAACTGGTCTCAATGACAAGTCATGGTATCCTGAGTGGGATGACAGGCAACGTGGTGCTGCCCAACGTATTTTAATGAATGTATTAGAACGATTAGACGAATACTGGCAATGAAGGAAAACGTCTCTTTAGTATTAATACTATGCTTGTCTCCATTAGCAGTAATCTTTGTTGTTATGAAGTTAGCTTTATGGTTAAGTGAAACTGCATCGTTTAATTCCGAAACGGAAAAATTAAAACGTATGCAAAGAGGACCGTATGAAGTATGGGATGAATCTGAGGAGGAAGAGGATGAGTGGTGACCAAGGATTAAATGACACCGAAATAATTTTTTATCATGATGAAATGACCGAAGCTAAAAAAATTGTGCTACAATTAAGGGGCATAAGATTAGCTTACCAAGAGAATAACAAAATTAAAGATGTCACAGATTCAGTCACAGATTGGGAGGACTTTTGGAACAATGAAGACAGATACCACCCAGAATAATTACACGAAAGAAGAAGTTGACGCACTAATTGAAGCAGCAGTAGAAACAGCTATAGAAGAAGCAAGGAAAATTGATGAAGCATCAATGAGGAAACATAATAGAGACGCAACGGTTATCTCTATGATTCTCGGATTCACAACACTTGCATTATTTGTAGATGGATTACTTCGCTTAATTGGTATCATCCCACCTTTCTTACATATAGACATAGATCTTTTAGATCAAGTTGTAGGAAGAGTAGAAGCAGATATTATACAGAAGTTCAAATTAGTCCCTCTGCCATTCAGATAAATACTAATAGCTTGGGAAGTTGACATGTCTGCTCAGTGGTATAAAGAACAACCTTCCAATAGGAATTTTTTAAACCCTATTGGTTTTATCCTCAAACTGGAAAAGTTTGCAGGTGTAGATTTCTTTTGCCAAACAGCAAACATCCCTGATGTTACAATGCCTGTAACTGAGGTTCCAACTAGATTCAGAAATTTACCTATCATTCCTGGTGGTGGAGTAACGTTTGGGGATTTTGTTGTGCGTTTTATTGTAGATGAAGATCTAGTTAACTATAACTCAATCCACAAATGGATTCGTGATAATGGAAACGCGGATGAGATGTTAAGAGAAACACCAGATGAAGATCAGTATACTGATGGTCAGTTACATATTCTCACCTCTCAATACAACCCAGCATTTATTGTAGATTTTAAAAGCATATTTCCTGTAGCACTAACTAACTTGCAGTTTGATGCTACAATGACTGATACCGAATATATTACTGCAGAGGTGGTATTTAAACACCAGCAGTTTTTCCTTTGTGATAAAAATAACAAACGTATATGAACTTTGATACCCTTCGTAATAAATTTGAAAAATTAAGAGAGCAATGGGCGGAAGATTCTGAAGTTGACTTTCAATTCAAGAATAAACAGTATACCACAGATCTGGGACAGTTGGCACTTGACATCCCATTTCAACATAATAAATACTTAAACCATTACACTGACATCTCACAGATCAAAGCTTCACTTGAATTTGAGATCCGTAAATTGGTTAGGGAAAAGCGTGAGTATTACTCTGGAGAAGCAGATGCTAAAGTTTACGCCGCCAAACCATTTGGATCAAGCATTAAAACTTCTGAAAAAATGAAAACATACCTTGAGAGTGATGATGAAATCATTAACCTTGAGGCGAAGATTAAGTATCTAGATCAGATGTTGTACTGGTTAGATCAAGTTATGCGGCAAATTTCAAATAGAGGTTTTCAGGTCAAGAGTGCTATTGAATGGGAGAAGTTTGTAAACGGACAATGATGACCACTCTTTCTATTAAAAAGAAGAACGAAGTTTATATTACGATCAATTCAAAAGAACCACATGTCCACAAAGAATTATCGGACTACTTTACATTTGAAGTTCCTGAAGCTAAGTTCCTGAAGAAGAATCCCAGATACAAATACTGGGATGGAACTATCCGTTTGTACTCACCTGGCACAGGAGAGTTGTATCATGGTCTAATGAAACATGTGCAACAGTGGGCAGATGAAAAACAATATACTGTAGAGTATGAAAAGAATGATTGGTATGGAGATGTAGAAGACGATAATAAATTCGTGTCTCCTGCTGGTGTTAAACACTTCATGGATAAGATATGCAATATAAAACCTCGTCCATACCAATACAAGGCAGTTTACAAGGCTTTGAAATACAATCGTAAGTTGTTACTTTCTCCTACGGGATCTGGGAAATCTCTCATGATCTACTCCATAGTCAGATACTATTGCGCCACCGCAAAGAAGATACTTATAGTCGTCCCAACTACATCCCTCGTTGAGCAGATGGTCAATGATTTTATTTCTTACGGGTGGAACGCTGACGACTTTGTACATAAGATTTACTCTGGTAAAGATAAGAATACTGACAAACCAATTATTATTTCTACTTGGCAATCAATCTACAAGTTTCCAAAGAGATACTTTGATGACATTGACTGTGTGATTGGTGACGAAGCACATCTATTCAAAAGCAAATCCCTAACTGGGATCATGACTAAACTACACAATGCCAAGTACCGTTTTGGTTTTACTGGGACACTTGATGGTAGCAAGACACACAAGTGGGTACTAGAAGGATTGTTTGGAGATTGTGA